GTAGGGTTCCAGAAACATTCACATCACTTAATTCTGTTAATGATAGAGTTTGGGCACCTGCCAGAGATGAAATCACCTTCGTGGCATTTTGTTGTCCTACTCTGACTTTGATATCTGCCATCTATTGAAAAGCAATTCAGATCTAGAAAGTATTTATATTTACTATGTTGTTATCTTTGAAGCAAGCTCTTTTAACATAGATTTTAGTGTCTCAATCTCACTTTTCATTTCATTTAATTCTGCTTGCCTATCAGAATTTCTTCTTTTGTCAGACATATAAGTAGAATATCCAGCAGTATCCATATTAATAATGGCTCCCGTTTTTTCATCACGAAAAAGATTTTTATGACCTTCAACTGGTATCATGCTAATGCAATTGCTCTAAAGTCTTTCAATCTTACAGGATATGATTCATTTGTAGATATCATAACTATCTTTATTGTAAATCCACTAAACTGCTCTAAATTATCGACTGAGAATTGATATTCAGAGAATTTATCAAATAAGTTAGGAGATACAAAAGCATCTGCTCTACCATCATTCTTACTCAAATCAATTATATCATCACCGAATCCATCACCATCAATATCAACTAAATTTTTGTAACCAGGAAATGCTCTGTATGTTTGAGATACTTCGCTTGAATCTGCACTGAATAATCTGTAATAAACTCTGAAGTCTGCTTCAGGTTGTACACTGGCACTTAATAAAACTTTTAGAGAGGTTGCAGGTTGTTTTAAATTAATTCTATTAGAAACAAATATCGAACCATGTGGATCATCCTCAATTTGATTTGTCCTATCATCTGTAGCATAATTATCAAACCCTACAGGATTGTTAATTTTATTTCTTCCTAGAATAAACGTAGCATTTTTAACATCTAAAACAGGAGATAAATTAGGATCAGGAGAACTCATATTTACATCCATAGTCAAAGATTTTTGTTTTGGAAGATTTCCAAGTTTATTAACTTCATTAATTCTAGATGCAACTAATCTTGGTGTTGGTAAAAACGCTGCATTATTCAATGCTATAGGTTCATATCCTTGATCTATGAATGAAACTTCTGTTCCGTTTGCACTGGTTCCACTTACAGATCTAAGTGAAGTATTGACACGAGTAACGCTACCAGGTGTTATTACATTAAACTGTGGTGTAATTGAACTATATTGATGATTTTGTGATATTTTTACATCTAATCCACCAATTCCCTTTTCATTTGTAAAACATAATTGTTGATTATCTGTTCTTGTAGAAATACCTAGTACATTAACATCTAAGTAGTAATTATCAATATTTGATGAATTTACCAAAGTTGTATTTGTTGGGACAGTGTGTGTTGTATTAATACCCACTAAAGGCATACCTGATACTTCATAAGTTTGAATGAGAGATCCTTCTGGATGAGTTGTTGCATTTGAATTAAACTTACCTCTTGTGAGGGTTAATTGACCAATTCCAACCGTGTATGATACTATCTCATCACCAATTAATGCTTCACCAGTATTAACTGTTATTCCACCGAATGAAGCAAATGGTGTTGTGTTTGCAACTGATACTACTGTTCCTTCAGTCGTTAATTCAGATGTTGTAGCTACTAGAGTTGTATCTGGTTTAACACCTTTAATTTCTACTTGATTATTAGCACCATGATGAGCGTGATTGTATTGAGTTACTTCAAATACACTACCAGTAAATAAATCGCTAGTTGGAACTGAAGATGTATTCTGAGGTGAACTAACTGTCACAGATGACAAAGTTCTGGTAGTATTGTTCGTATTATAATGAACAAGTTTATGTCCAGATGTAAATTGTTTACCTTGAACATCAGTTAAGAATAAAGTATCAGCACTGGTTGCAATTGCAGTTACAACAACTTTAAATCCAGCACCTTTTGTAACTTTAACATCTGAATTATCAATAGTTAAAATTTCACCTACTTGATATCCTGAACCTGTAGTTAAATTTGAAATTGAAGTAATACCATCATTTGAATCAAGAGTTACAGAACATTGAGCACCTGTTCCACTACCTGTTAAAGATACGAGAGGAATATTATTTGTATTAGTAAATGAATATCCAGCACCATTAGATGCTATATCAAAAGAAGTGCTTGAATTAATTGCAGCACCTCTTCCTTCAACAATTCCTGTTACACATAAATCTTCATTTGCTGTTGCAGAATTAGATCCATTATCAGTACTTACCTTTCTTCCAAGAGGGAAATCAGTAAGTGAGGCACCAGAACATTTTACAGTTAATTTTCTTGGTAATACACGTATTGGATTATCTGGTAATACTTGTGTATTAAGATTTCCCGCTTCAATTGGGGTATTGTAGAATGTAGCAGTTCCTGACGGTACAAATGATGCTTTACGCAATTTAAATGTTAAATCTTGATACTGACTTGCAGTCCAGATAGTACCGTTCTGTGATTTAAATAAACTACCTCCAATATATTGTTTAGATACAACAACATTTTCTACATCTGGTAAATTTGTTGTACCAACTGTTTTTTGACCCATTGTGGCAACCCACATCTCATACTTATCAGAAGATGGTGCTAAGAATACTAAAGCATATTCTTTTTCTGGCTCAAGATAAATTGGTGATGGGAAATTTAAAGTAGTTGCAACTGAAGCATCATCAGATACATTAATGTTGTTTGGATTAACTGCAATTTGTGCATAATCCTGAACAAGATATTTTGTTGGGGTTCCTAATTCAACATATCTTAGTTCGACAAATAATTTTGCCCTCTCATCTTTTGATTTAAAGAATACATCAAATGATGTTAAGAAAGCACCTGTTTCATCAACAGTAAAGGATTGTGCTAATGGATCTCTATGAGGAGCAATGTATTTCTGCCTTTCTTCTTTGTAAATTAAATTAGTTCTTAAGATTGTCTCGCTAGGACGTGTTCCTGATGGTTGAGGTGGATTTCTTACCTCTACATTACTGCTTATTTGAGTTTGTATGGTGCCTGTTCCAGTAAATGTACCAGATGCATCGCTAGAGTGATCTGTATTACCAGGAACGGGTATAGTGCCCTCTGGTGCTGATGTAACTCTAAATGTCTTGGTTCCTGTGGAGAATAAAGTTGGTGGTTTAGGAGTTTTATTTGCATCTCTGAAGAAAAATGCACCTAATAAATCTCCCCAGTTATCACTAAACAAATCAACACTACTTACAGTTGCAACTGCACCACTACCTTTACCTACAATTTTTGCACCTTTCACAATATAACCAAAATATTTTTCATTATTTGCTAAAGATATTGTATCAATGTTAAGTAATTTTGAAGTTGCCGAATAAGTATCCGATGGTGCTGGTCTCGATGTATCAAAAGGATCGACTGAGTATTTCTCTACTAAAACTGAAGGAGATCCTAACCCTGCACCAACATCAGGTCTTGATGTATCACCAAATTTGTGATTAGGTTGTTGCACTCTTGCAAATCCTATCTGTGCACCATCTATCTCAATGTTTATATCTTCAAAAACACTGAATGTTCCAGAAACCATGTTTATTTCAACGAGTTTAGGGAATATATCTGGAATTCCATTATCAAGATAATGATAATGTTTTGTATTTGGTCTTAAACCATTAGCGTTGAAGAAAACATTTCGTGAACGCATGAATGGATCTGCTTCACTTGTTAATTTTATACTCTCAACATAATCATACTCATGACTAGGACCTTGTAGGACATTTTGATATGTTCTTCTGATCTCTTGGGTTTGAGCAGTTAATCTTTTAACTATTCTTATTCTTCTTCTATACCAATTATAGTCTGGATCTTGAATATCTTTTACATCAAACTCACCATTAGTTGCTTCAAGAGGAGCTTCATTTACAGTTCCAAGCACTTCATCGTTAGCAACCTCTGCCCATTGAGCACCTGTTGATTCAGTTCTTTTATTATTAACGTAAAGTGTTCTTGTCCAGTTGTCAGATGGTGGATCTAAAATTATACCACCCATAAAGACAATCACATTAAATGGGTTTACGTTTTCTGCCTCAGTTGCTTGTGGTTGTGTTAACCAATCAACTTCTGTGTAATTTAATGTTATTAAATCACCTGTTTTCTTACAGTTCGTATCTAATAGTTGTAAATTGGAATTAAGATCAGCTGAATTAATATCAATAGCTGGATTTAAAGCTAACTCTGGGTTTATTGACCAGAAATCTGTTGCACTTACTAATTCACTATTAATTACATCCACATCGCATCTTGATCCTATTTCTGGTGTAAAATCAATAAAGTTTCTACTTGAAAAATCATTAACAACAAGACCAGTTTTAAATCGATCAAGACCATCAGCATCTCTTACTTGAAGTGATTGTGCACTTACCTCTAAAGCACTCAAAGTTGTTGTCAATTCTAAATTCTCAATTCTCTTTTCAAGAGCACCAATATCCCTCATTGTAAATCTCTTATTTTCAAACATTTTAATTTTAGGAGATTTTACTGTATTAAAAAGATATGCTGGTAAAGAGATCTCAGCAATTTCCATTGAGTTTCCTTGCTCTGTTGGAGGTGCTGGTTCTTCTGCAGGTTCACCTTTAACTAGTTTTACTTCTTCATATTGATTAATTACTAGTTTATCAATTCTAGGTAAATAATGACTATATCCTAATATAGAACTTTCATTTGGAGTGACGACATAAGGATTTGATGACTCAAATTCTCTTGCTCCAAAAGAGAAAGGAGATGTAAATTCATTACTTGGGGAGAATGACTTCACTCTTGGTCTTAAATCGATTACATCTGTTGCTCTATTTCCATCTATCAAAGGAATATCATTTGAATATCTCTCTTTAGTGTATGAATTAACTGAATAAAAATCACCACTGTTTCCACTCGCAACTTGATATTGATCAAAAATAACTAATAACTTTTTAGATGGAACTCCAACCTTTCCTTTTCTAATAATTTTTGAAAAATCACAATATTGTGATTTGTGACCTTTATCTAAAATATAATTGTTTGTGCGATCAACAAAGTTACCTGCTTCTATCCCTTGTAGTACATGTTCACCACTTGACTCCTTAAAATGAATTACCTCACCAATCGTGAATTTATTTCCGTTGAGGTAAACAAATCTAATTTCTGTTGCATTTGGTGCCGAGACAATTTGACCTACTGCTCTACTATCTTTACCAACTATTTTCTCACCAATTATAGCATTCGTATTCAATGATAATCCAGAAATAAAAGTAAGTGCGTCTAATGTTGGAATTGCAGTTGTTTTTGATTCATAAACCGCAACAACTTTAGATACATCTGGTACATTAAGTGAAATTTCTCTATCTTCAACTCTTAAACCATAAGCATCACTTGGTGTTAGTAAACTTGTTAAAGTAGATATCCCAACTGTTCTTGTTACTTCGAGTTGTTGACTTCTTGTATAATCTTTTGATTTACTTGAAGCACCTACTTTTTTCATAGTGACATTGACTGTCACTTGAGTTGCTGAAGACTGAGATAAACCTGTAAATGTAATATCATTGTTTGCATTATCGATAGATACTTGATCTGCTGTTAGTGTTTCTATTAAACCATTTTGATAATGTATAGAATATTTTTCAGCATCGAATGGTTCAAAGAAAGCACTTGAAATTCCAGAATTAGCATCTAATCCTGATTGAGAGTTAATTGTTAAAGATCCACCTGAAACTGTCTGATTAGTAATTTGTCTACTAATAATCAAATTAGAGTTTGAAGTGTCAACATTTGAGATGACTTTTCTTGGTAACTTTGAAAATATACCAGAATTTTCAAAATTTAGTATTTTTGGAACTTTGATTCTAAATGGAGATGATGTTGAAGTTACAGTACCAGTGCTTACACCAACTACATTTGTTGTAGGTAATAGAGTTAATATTTTTCCATCATTAGAAATATTATTAATTTCATTAAATGTGGGATCTTGATAATTTCCCTTATTATATGAAATTATAGCATTAGTATTAATTCCAACTCCTGCAAAACTTCTATTTGCTACGCTTGCAGCAGTTCCAATTATATTTACTTCGTCTGTTATTGAAAAATTTGGTAAAACACGATCATATAATACTGTGTCAGCATTAAATGTTGATATGCCCGTAGTTCCAAATGTATCTTGATAAATTGATTTTACATCATCAATAGTAAATGTATGAATAGTTTTAATTGTTAATTTTCCTAGCGTGGTTGAGGTTCTCTCATTTATGATAATTTGCTCACCTTTTATGAATGTACCTGTTGTTTGAGATAATACTAATTCAGATTTACCAGATGCATCTGCATCTTTTGCAGTATATCCTATTGCTCCACTTGCAAGACCTCTTACTTTTGAACCTATACCAGGAAAATCTGAACCTGTGAAACTAGTGCATTTTAAAATTGTAAATGTCTGAATATCATATAGGTGTAAATCCCAAGGTGTTGTTGCACCTGTGTAAGATGCATCAGAAAGTCCAAAAGAATATACTCTTGCTTCTCCAACTTGTAACCCTTGTTTTACTATCTTGTTAGTGCCAACTCTTTGATTTCTTAACTCAACGACATTTGTATTATTTCCACCAAGATTAATTTTAGGTGCTCCATGAACATTATTTACTTTAATCAAACTACCCATATTAAATGGAATGGATGCATTTTTTATAGTTTTTGTAGTTCTTGGTTTTTCTACATCAATGACTGTAGTGCTTGGCAGTGAAACATCAAAACCTCTGACATACGCTTTGCCTGGTGATAATTTTACACACATCAAATCGTCACTTGGTACATTTCCCTCATCTGTTACTTGATTATCAGTGTATAATCCACCTGATCCAACTTCATCATTTAATGAGGTTTGAGTTGTGACACGAAATGGTTCAACTGCGTAATTTCCTGACTCGTCGAATGTCCTTTTTGCAAAATATTTTTTTAACTCTGAATATACAGTTGAGTCTTGTAATTTTTTAGTTTGACCATCTTTTGTTCTGAATAATTCTACAAAATTAGTATCCTGATAATCATCTAAATCTTTTTTGGCAAGTTTTACTGTAATTTTAAATCTATCGGCACCAGGTGCTGCAAAATTTGTAAATCCTTTAGCATTATCATATAGTGAAGAATCATCATTTGCGTTAATAATTTCTTCTAATATTTCAAAACCAACCCTATATGATGGTGAATTTGAATATGGTTCTAAGATAATTTGAGAAGTTGGAACATCAACAAATGTACCACGTATGAAATATACTCCTTTATTAACACCAAATGCAGATCCTGTAGAGGTTGCATCCTCAGACACCAAAGTTAAAATAGTCTCTTCAACATTTAAAGTTGTATTACCATAAGTTACATTTTCTTCAAGTATTAACACTTCTCCATCAGGAAAAGCTGTGCTTTCTCCATTAGTTCCTGATTGATTATATTTTACGAAAATTGTAATATCATCAACACCTTCCTCTGGTGGTAAGATAAAGTTTTTGATTGTTGCAACAATACCTGAACTTTGCCCTCTAACTCTTGTACCCTTTCCACCATTATTAGCAATAATATTACTTAAATAAATTGAAACATCAACACCTAAGTGCAATCCATTTATTTTTGCGGAAAAATAAGTTGGATCATACTCAATACCACCAGGTATGACCATAGATCCTTCTTTAAATATATGTTTTCCGAATGACTCTACTTGATTTTGCAGTAAAGATTGTAAACCAGTTAGTTCCCTAGCCTGTACAGGATAACCAGGTTTGAATAAAACCTTGTAAAAATTTTTGTCCTTATTAAAATCATCATAATAAGGTGATATATTTAAGTTAGTCTTCTGTGGCATCGGTTAAAATTCCAGTATGATTTTTATGTCTTCTTTTTGACGAGGATTTCTATTAATTATAGGTCTATTATCTAGATAGATTATTTCACCAGACCCTTTATTTATCTCACTATCAGATAACCCTTGTGCAAACGTTGTACCTAAATTAATAACTTTGTTTCCATTTGGATTTATTGTAGCATCAGAAAAATTAATATCCACTGCACCAGAGAAGGATGATGCTGTTCCAACTATATTATTTGAAGTGATTGCATTTTCAAATCCATATACCCTACCAGATGTAGAAATACCTGAATAATCAGTTTGATCTAATGTAGTTCTGTTAAAATTTAAAGATCTATCTTTAAAATATTTTAGAACTTTAGTTTCAAGATCATATGATGCAACAAAACCTGTTGCAACTTTTCCATTTAGTGGAGTAACAGTGAGTGTTTGTCTTATTTCTTCACCAATTTTTGGTGAAGATCCAGTCACAGTGCTAAATTTTACTGCCTGTACAGATGAATATGTATTATCAGTGAAAGTTATCGCTGTGCCAACTTTTGTTGGATTCTTCACAATACCAACTTGTGCAAACTTGGTATCGATTGGAAAATCTTTTGTAGAATCGTCAAATCTAGCGTAAACTATTACTCTATCAGTTCCTAATTCAGTGTATATATCATTTCCATGCCCTAATTTTGGTGGAATAATAGGAATTAATTTTGCTCTCTGATTAGTTGCAACATTGCTATTAATAGTACCTAAGTCAACAAGTGCATAACTATAACCTTTTCCACCAGCACTTACGGTAACATTTGTAATTGTTCCCGCAGTATCGACATCAACTCTTGCCTTTGCACCTGAACCATCACCTATAATATCTACTTCTTGACCATTACCAGGTGCATAATTACTTCCACCATTTTCAATGTAAACGTGTTTAATTTGATTTTCATTTACTGATGAGTCACCGTTTTCACGAACTGCTCTTATTTGAGCATCAGTGGAAGATGACCAATTGTTCGGAACAGTGATGAACTCAGTTGAGTCAAATTTAATAATATCACTAGGTGAAACAGTGAAAAGATACTTCCAAACATATCCATCACCGCTATTCCCTGCTTTTGATGGTTCCAAGTCTGTAAAGGTTGGTTCGTCTTGTGATACGTTTCCAAGAGGGTTAGTTCCACTTGATCCATTATCAATGCAAACGTAAACTTTGAAGTCGGAATTAAGTACGTAGTAGTTCGCATCATACAATCTGTTAGCTTTAGTTAAAGGACTTTGATTAGTTGCACTATAATCATCCCTGTATATTTCATATCTATTTCCAGATATCCAGTCCACTCTTCTTATAATTCTTCTTATATTTGCTGATGATACTTTTTTACCAAACATCATGGTATCACCAGAATGTGCTCTGTATGAAAAACTATCTATAGGTGCAGGAGTATTTGAGTTCCAATCTCCTGATCTTCCATAACCCACAACAGTATCTGATCCTTGAGGATTTGATAATCCAACAAAAACATAGTATGAATTATTTGTATTTTCTACTGATTCGACAAAATTATTTGCGTTCAGAATTCTAAATTGGTCAGTAACTA